AAACTTTGGCATATTTTTTGGCTCTGGCGCTCCAACGCTATCTGCTGCAAAAGGGTCACTTTATATGCGGTCAGATGGTTCTAGCATAGCCACAAGAATGTATATCAACACAGATGGTTCAACAACTTGGACTAACGTAGTAACAGCAGCATAAGGATAAACATGGCACTTATCAAATCAATCATGACGGACTACGGCGTACCCGCCGCATACTGGAACATCGGGGCTGTTCAAGAAGACTTCAAAGGCAAGGGCACTGAAGTGACGTTCTATGGATACGCATCCAAAGAAACCCGTGAAGCTGGCAAACAGCCATTGAGCGCAGGCAAGGTGCAAATTGCTGGTGAAGAATATGTTGCGGGTGCAGACCGTGCGGCCTTATACTCGATCATCAAGCAAAAGCCTGAATTTGAAGGCGCAGAGGACGCTTAATGTCCGGGCCGTTCTTTAATGGTAATTTTTTCAGCGGTGGATTTTTTCAGTCCGTTGTAGTGTACGCAGATCAATTGTTGATTAAACTTCGGTCATTCACCGAAAGAAGGAGATTCTAAATGGCGATTAACCTTAAGGCTATTACTTCGGTAATGGGCTACCAGCAGATCACAAGCCTGAGTTCTGCAACCAAATTGACTGTGCCTCAGCGCGATCTGACTGGCTTGGTGGGCACGCCCCGCATTGCTATCATTACCCCCGAAACACAAGGTGTTCGTTGGCGTGATGACAACGTGGCTCCAACTGCTTCTGTTGGCATGCCTTTGGCTGCTGGCGTCACTTTGCAATATGACGGCGACTTGTCGCAAATTCAGTTCATTGAGCAAACTGCAAGCGCCAAGCTCAACATCACCTACTATTCCTAAGAGGTCAAAATGCAAGTCTCCAATGACACCCCCGCATTGAATTACGTTGAGTATTTCACCAAACAATTGCCTGTTGATTTGGCTACTATGGCCGCATTACGCGATGAATTAGCCATTCGCCAGGGCGCTTTGTCTGCCGCCCAAGATGCAATCACTGACCGCACCAAAGCCGCTGAAGAATTGGCCAAAGCCAAAAGTGATGCAGACGCTATGTTGGCTCAAGCGCGTCAGACCTTGGACGATGCCAAAGCATCGGCTTCTGATTCAAAAACCCAAGCCGCTGATTTGGAAGCTCAAAAAGTTGCCGTGAATGCTGATTTGGTTACGCGTGAAACTAACTTGGCCAAACGCGAAAAAACAGCCGCTGCGCTTGATTTGCACTTGAAAAATTTGCAAGACAGCCTTGATGCCAAAGAAGCCAAATTGTTTGCCGATCAAGCGGCCCTTGATGCAAGAGTTAAAGCATTTCAAGATAAAGTTGCTGCACTAAGCGCGTAAGGATAAAAAAATGGCCGTATTCCTCTCACCCGTGGGCGGCGTTGCGGCCCAGTTTTTTACCAACACCGGAGCCGTTCTGACCGGCGGTAAGTTATACACATATGCCGCTGGTACAACTACTCCACAAGCAAGCTATACCACCAGTGCAGGTAACGTAGCCCGAACCAATCCGATTGTTTTAGATGCTGCTGGTCGTGTACCTAACGGCGGTGAAATTTGGATTACGTCGCAGTCCTACAAGTTTGTTCTCTACACTTCGGTAGATGTGTTAATTGCAACTTGGGACAATGTATCGGCTGGCGGCACTGCTTCATACACGCCGCAAAACTTTACTGGCGACGGGACAACGGTTAACTTTACTTTGTCAACTGCGCCAAACAATGAAAATTCAACATTTGTGTACATCAATGGCGTGTATCAGAATAAAAACACATATACCGTCAGCGGCGTCACCGTTGCATTTTCAGAAGCGCCGCCTACAACTTCAAAAATTGAAGTTCTTTACATCTAAAGGGTAAATCATGGCCGATACCAAAATTTCAGCACTCCCCGCGTCAACTACTCCGCTTGCTGGCACTGAGGTGCTGCCGATTGTTCAAAGTGGAGTAACCAAGCAAGTCAGCGTTGCAAACTTGACCGCTGGCCGCGCAATCAGCGCAACCGAACTTACGTTGTCCACAGGCAACCTAGTCATCGGCACATCTGGCAAAGGCATCGATTTTTCTGCCACCCCAGGCACAGGCACAAGCGAGTTGTTTGCTGATTATGAAGAAGGTACTTGGACACCAGTCGATTCGTCTGGTGCTGGCTTAAGTTTGACAGTTAACTCAGCAACCTATACAAAAATAGGTAGGGTTGTTACTGCATTTGCATATGTTGTTTACCCGTCAACTGTTAGCGCGTCAGCGGCTATATTAGGCGGCTTACCCTTCACTACTCGGGGCAGTAATGGTGGCTTTCAACCGTTTGACGTTGCCACTGATGCAACAGTTGGTATGTATGGCTACACAGCTCAAAACGCAACAACAGCAAGTTTTTGGAGTAACGCTGCCAACGCATCAATTACCAATGCAACTTTAAGTACAAAATTTGTGATAGTTGCTATTACCTACACAACTTAAAGGATAAATATGTCTTTGACAAAAGTTTCGTATTCAATGATTCAAAGCGCACCATTTAACGTGGTGGACTATGGTGCAGTTGGAGACGGTACAACAAACGATACTGCCGCGTTTAACGCAGCAATGTTAGCCGCCGCAAATGCTGGTGGCGGTGTTGTGTTGGCAATGCCTGCAAAAACACATTACATTGCGACTACAATTCTTATCCCTGCTAACGTTATTCTTGACTTACAAGAAGCAACATTAAAAGGCACTGGCAATTCAGTTAGCGCAAATATCCTTGTTCAATCAGCGGTGCTTACAAGTGGTTCATTAGTAGCCAATACAAGCGCAAATGCTTTAACTCATGTTGGTGTTCGCAACGGTAATTTCTTTAACGCAAAACAAGCTATGTCTTTGCAGTCTTGCATTGACGCGTGTGCATTTGAAAACTTGACTATCAATGCTTGCTATAACGGCATCTACGCTAATTTTTGTTTGTATGCAACATTTTCAAACATTATGTTTCGCAATACTACTGTTGGGTATGGATACACATTTACCAACAATTGCAATGCAATAACTTTAAAAAATGTTTACGCTGCTGGCACAAACCCAGGCACTATTGGAACTGGTTTTATATTTAGCGCAAAAACATATTCGGTAAATATGTTAAATTGTTCCGCAGAATTTTGTTCTACGGGTATTCTTACAGAAGAATTAAACAACTTCACTATTGACGGTTGTTATTTTGAATCTGTTGCGCTTGCTATAAATATGCAAAATATCTATAGAAAAACTGGCGTTGAAATTAAAAATTGTTTTTTTTCCGCTTGTCCTATTTTAATAAATGCTAATACAACAGATGGATTTTATTGGGCAGTTTCTAATCAACGATTTAATTGTTCGCCAGGTACATTTAATGTATTTACAGACCCAGCATATGGCGGCGCATCTTATTTAGGCGTGTGTACAGGTCTTGTCGAATATGTAATTTCATCAGTAACACCAACTAGCGTTGGTGTGCCAGCATGGATGACTATTTCTGATGGTCTTGAATTTAGGGGTGTGTCTAATGCTTCTCAATCAGGAAGTGGTTTAAGTACGCCAATTTATGCTAAGTCTTTTATACGAAGCGGCGCTAATAATGGCATTGTTCCTTTTGAATACGGTGGTGGAACATCGGCTGTAACGGGCACAGTTCCATTTTGTGTTGTATCAATTCCGACTGGCGCATCTGTTACTGCGACAATGCAAACAGGAATTACTGGTACTGGTCAATCCATGATTATTTTTTGGATTTCCCTTGTTGATACATCAGGAACTTATGTTTTCCAAGGTCGGGCTTATGGAACCACGGTGTATATGGATTCTGCAATCCCTGCTGGATACACTTGTACAGTTACCAGCGGTGGCTATTTACTTTTAAATATTGGTGCGGTAAAAAATGCAAGTGGTGTTGCCACCGTAACTGGTCAAATTCGTCACATTTAAAGGAAAAATCATGGCATTGAGTAAAGATTTATCTGCAAAATATTTGGGTAAAAATATTACGCTTAATGGCGCGTATATAAAAATATCGCGCATAGAAGGCACAAAAGACAATGTTTTGTTAGTTGTTAGCGCACAAACTGAAAAAGATGGCGAATTAATTTGGGAAAAAGGTTTTGCTTTTAATCCACTTTCCCAAGAAGCAAACATTTTTGCAAGCGGGTACGTTTACATAAAAACATTGCCAGAGTTTGCTGGCGCAACTGACTGTTAAAAAGGAAATATCATGTCTCTTGAAAAAGTCACCTCAGTCGATCTAATTGAAGTCGTTGAAAACGGCTGCATTCAAGTTCGCACCAAGACCGCTATTAAAGAAGATGGCGTAGAAATCAGTAATCAATTTCACCGCCACGTTGTCGTTCCTGGCGCTGACGTAAGCGCTGAAGATGCTAAAGTGCAAGCCATTGCCGCATCTATCCATACGCCTGAAGTGATTGCTGCATACGTTTTTGCACAATCTCAAGAATTTGTTGCATAATAGCGACGCAACTGTATCGGCCCAGTAGACCGAGGAATCCAAGGATTCGTAAATGACTGAAGAAGTCCAAGCCTTAGCGGAAGTTGACTCCGCGCCTACGCCAGAAGTGACGGCCACTTCTGAAGCAATTGAAAATGCGCCGGAAGTCGCTGATGAAAGCAAAGAACAGCCAGAGGAAAAGAAGTACTCACAGGCTGAAATTGATGCAATGATCGGCAAACGCCTCGCAAGAGAGCAACGTAAGTGGGAAAGAGAGCAAGCACAACGGTCTGCGGAAACGCAAATTGTGAAAGCTGCACCGACTGCATCTGTTGATCAGTTTGAAAGCCCTGAAGCCTATGCAGAAGCGTTGGCTTATCAGCGTGCTGAAGAACTAATTGCCAAACGTGAAGCAGCCAAGCAGCAATCAGCTGTTCTTGAAAGTTATCATGATCTTGAGGAAGAAGCACGGTCTAAGTATGACGATTTTGAACAAGTCGCCTACAACCCTAAACTTCCAGTCACGAACGTGATGGCTGAAACGATCCAGTCTTCGGAAATTGGGCCTGAGTTAGCGTACTACCTTGGTTCAAATCCTAAAGAAGCAGATCGCATCTCACGCATGTCGCCCTTAAGTCAGGCGAAAGAGATTGGGAAAATTGAAGCCAAATTGGTTTCAGCGCCCCCAGTTAAAAAAACAACTTCTGCACCAGCGCCAATTTCGCCGGTAACTGCGCGATCCTCTGGATCGCCAGCTTATGACACTACAGATCCACGGTCTACCAAGACTATGACGGACTCGCAGTGGATTGAAGCTGAACGCAGACGCCAGCAAAAGAAGTGGGAAGCGCAGAACCGCTAATTTTTAAAGGACTTTTGAAATGTCAAACAGCATCTTAACCATTGACATGATTACCCGCAAATCGCTGGAAATCTTGGAAAACAATCTTGTTATTACACGTAACGTGAACCGCCAGTACGACGATAGCTTCGCTGTCGAAGGTGCAAAAATCGGTTCAACTTTGCGTATCCGTTTGCCCGACCGCGCTCTGGTAACTGACGGAGCCGCCTTGCAAGTTCAGGACGACAACGAGCAGTACACCACCTTAACCGTTGCCAGCCAAAAGCACATTGGTGTTAACTTCACATCTGCTGAATTGACCATGCAATTGGATGACTTTGCAGAGCGTGTGTTGAAGCCTCGTATCAGCCAGTTGGCATCCAGCATTGACGCTGACGTTGCTAACGCTTATTTGAACATTGGTAACTCGGTTGGTACTCCTGGTACTACCCCCGCTACTTCTTTGGTGCTGTTGCAAGCCCAACAAAAGCTGAACGAAAACGCTGCCGTGATGACCCCACGTTACGCTACCGTTAACCCTGCCGCTAACGCTGGTCTGGTTGAAGGCATGAAAGGTTTGTTCAATCCTACCGACACTATCAGCAAGCAGTTTAAGAACGGCATGATGGGTACTGGCGTGTTGGGTTTTGACGAAATTAACATGTCTCAGTCGATCAAGCAGTTCACCACCGGTTCGCGTACAGCTACCGGCGGTACAACTTCTGCTGCCGTGACTGCCCAAGGCGCAACTACCATTGCCATCACTGGTGCTGGTAACGCTGGCGTGGTTAAGATCGGTGACGTGTTTACTGTGGCTGATTGCTATTCTGTAAACCCCCAGACTCGTGAATCAACCGGTTCGTTGTTCCAGTTTGTTGCTACTGCTGCAACAACTTTGGACAGTTCTGGCGCTGGTAACATCACCGTGGCTCCTATCTACACCTCTGCCAATGCTTTGGCGACTGTGGACAGCTTCCCTGGTTCTAGCAAAGCTGTTGTGTTTGTGGGTGCTGCATCTACTCAGTATGCTCAAAACTTGGTGTACCACAAAGATGCTATTACCTTTGCTACCGCCGACTTGCTGTTGCCACAAGGTGTGGACATGGCTGCCCGCGCAGTGCATAACGGTATCAGCTTGCGTGTTGTGCGCCAGTACGATATTAACAACGATCGTATGCCTTGCCGTATTGACGTGCTGTACGGCTATAGCACGATTCGCCCACAAATGGGCGTTCGTCTCTGGGGTTAATTGATTGGGGCTTTGGCCCCTTTCTTCGTATCAAATTTGAAAGGAAATTATCATGGCTACTCTCCCTAACGGCGCAGGCGGTTACCAACTTGGTGACGGCAACCTGAACGAAGTTCAAATTCGCACCCAAGCTACCCCAGCAACTGCAACTGTCACGGCAACGCTGACAACTGCTCAGTTGTTGAACGGTATC